ATATAAATCGTTATATATTAGTATTTCAATTAGTTTTCTTAAATAAAATTGGATTATAAGATAAATATTATGTTATAATTCATATAATTTTAATCATTTTATTTGATTTTATTATAGTGTGTATAAATTCCCAACGGGTATTTAATATGTTACTGGGGTTACTTTTGCTTTGTCATATATCTCTTTCGCTTCTTTGTATTCTTTGTCCATTCTTATTGCATCTTCTCTCGTGAATGTCCCAGCTGGTCCATAGCGTGTCATATTATAAAAAGGTTGTTTTACTGGCTTGGTCATTCCGTGGTGAATTAGTCCTCTTTCCATTGACCTATTAGCCATTACCTTATTAAGTCCGCCAACACCTCTACCAAAATACGACATAAGTCCTCTTCTCGCTATTTGTTTATTTACTTCTAACTCGTCATGCACTTTGTAGTTTTTATTTTTTTTTGGTTTAGTAACAGGAACGTCGGTAATGTCGGCATTTTCAAGTGGTCGTGAATAATCAAGATTGATATTATTAAAATGTCCTACTTTGGAAGATTGAGTTAAACCGCTACCAGTCTTATAACTTGTTTTGCACCCTGGGTCTTTAAGAGCATCACCATATTTTAAATTATTCTCCTTCGCATAATTTCGCACGTGGGATATCCAAGCGTTTGGCATTTATACATTTACTAAAGATTATAATTTCTTAATATTCAACTTGATGCACGATTGCCCTTTCGTTAGTTTCCAATGGGACTTGGGTAAACACTTCAGTATCCACCAGTTTTACGTCTTCAATCTTTTTTACCTCATTCTTAGAACTAACAGGTGCAGGTTTTTTAGGATTGAAATTTTCAATATCAAGCACCGATAACAGATTGTGTCTAAAACGATTTTCAGGCACAGCATCCAAATCAAGTAATAAAAAATTAGTCTGTTCACGTGTGCAATATTTGTATATTTCCAACATTGTCTCCTTACTAACACCAAGATTATAATCACTCAATATTAAATTTAAATCACGTGTAGATGCTAACTTCTTTAATATAATGTAAGTGCAATTAATTCTAATTGTCTTTGGGACTTTAAAATAACTTTGCGTCAAATACATAATAGATATACCACCTGCTATCTTACGACCTCTAATAAACATTTGCTCAATTCGTTCTTGCGATTTTTCAAGAACAAGGTCATCAAAGATAACGAGACTTTGTTCGTCTGCTTTTTCAAATCCCTTAACAACACCATTTTTATCTTTGGACAAAGTAGGCACTTCATCAAGTCCTTCTTTAATTGTTAAACCACTTGGGATTTTTTCTTGTAACCAATTATAAATTGGCTCATCAGCATTTTTCGTGTAAACATACACGTTAGCGAATGTGTTTCTCATCTTGCTCAAAATATGCACAACCAACTGCGTTTTACCAGCACCTGATGCACCTACGATAACCATTCTAAATGGGTGTTTTAAATTATGGTCTTCCATATGTGGGTTATGGTATTTCTTAATGAACTTTTTTGGTATGGATTTGTAAATGTTGGGAACAGAATTATCAGCCATTTATATTATCTAAATATTTTATTATAATGATTTGTATAATTCTTGCAAATTGTAGTCGTTATTCTCTTGAGTTAGTAAATCAAACTGTTTCAAAAACTTTTCAAATGTATTTAAATGTGGCTCATTTAACCTGTGTTTTTTAGTCATATACAGCAGGAAAGCAAGACTAAATATACCGCATCGGTCACTCGTCAAATCTTGAATAGCAAACTGAGAATACGCTATTTTGCGTTTCAGCGGTTTAAGGTATTTAATTATTTGAGTAGGACATATCGCACCAAACGCATCAAAATAAAAAGGTTGGAGGTTGTGCGATATAAATAACGCCACCCAATGAGTTCCACTGCCATCATCACTATCACTCAAATTAATAATAATATTTAAATTCGGTTTTATTTTTACCTTGCTCAACTCGTCTTTGCAAAGAATGCTAATTTTACCTAAATGCTTTTTTTGTGCTAATTCAAGTAATTCAAAGTTGCTTGTCATATATATTAATTGAAGATAAGTAATTGAAAAGCCAATAAGCCTAAAATGACATCCTTAAATCAAAACTATTTTCTAAAATAGGGATTTTGATTTTTTTGAACTTTTGATTTTGAATTTTTTTCCCGCTCATTGTAACACTTTTGATTTAAGGATGTTATTTTAGGCTTATAGGCTTTTACTATATAGTATAAGTATTTAGAATTATAGTATATATTAAAATGATATTATTTAATATTTACAAACATCACAACCTAAATAAACATTAATATCAATAAAACAACTTTGGGTGAGTTAATTCCAATTGTTTTTAAGGCAATCAATACACTTTGCTGAACTAACAAATTAGGTATTCCAATTTCGTTTAAAATGAGATTTTTTGTGAAATTATAAGACAGTCACAGGAATTTACGTGTAATAAAACTACCGACAGAAGACGCAACCCTTGCCAATCTGGATACGCCAGTGATGCGTTTGTTGCTCCATAAAAATTCAATGGACTTATCAATAAAATCAAGGTCTTGGTTGTTATTTAGTTCTGGAAATATTCTTACGACAATAGATTTGACGATTTCCTTTTTGTCCAATTTCTGTGTACCTTTGTAATCACATGCCTCAGCCTCTACACACCTGCAAATATAAAGCAGGAACTCTAAATCACGTTTGAGACTGTTTAAATCTCCAATAGATGACACTTGGTTAACAATATTTTCCACTAACTGGTGCTTAGACGTAAAGGTCAATAAAGAACGCTTCAATTTAACCAATTTTAACGGATTGGTAGTTTTGTCCATTATATACTCTAAATAGAAAATAATATTTTGAACGTCTAAAATTAATACAACAAAACTGACGGTGCATTCGCTCCCAAATATGTGTTATTGGAAATCATCCAAGTGCTATTGTCAGGGTTTATCAACATAATAGATTGCCCTTTGTAATACATTTTAAAACTGGTTCTATTGGTTAGACCATTATTAACCAGATTAGTTGTTGTTACAGTGGTTACGTTATTTTTGTTAAATCTAACCAGACTACTTAAACCAAATACAGCGTTATTATCAATCGTACTAAATTGCCCACCTATCCAGTATTCACCAGCTGTTCCTGTGTTTGAAAAACTTGTCACTGAATTGCTTACATTAGTTAGTATAGGAACCCATTGATTTGTTGCCGTATTAAACCAAGCAATACCTGCACTTGTCGTGTAATAAGCATTAGTATCGCCGACTAAATTTGTTCCTAAGGTAGTAAAACCACCACCTACAATCCATAAAATTCCATCACTATCTACAAAACTCCACGCAGGTGACGGACCACCAATTCCGTATTGAGTAATCGCATTAGTTGCGGTGTCGTATAAGGTAGTATAAGGTGCATAAACAGCTGGTGCTGAACCATAAGTCGTATAGTTCCCTGCAACAAATAACTTGTTATTTCCCATATCTCGTATGGTTGTTATATTATTATTATACTGATTTACTGAAGTGCCATAACCATTCCAAGATGAGTTAGTGGTTTCCCAATAAGCCAATCTGGAACTATTCGCAACTGGAGATGTTCCATTGACAGCGGTAAAAGTTCCACAAAACCATATTTTTGTGCCGATAACTTGAAAATTTGACACACTACCAGTGGTAATCCCTAATCCCATCGCATTCCAGGTTGAACCTGATATATTCCACCTTGCAATATTAGCAGTATTGGAAACTCCGACAACAGTTGTAAACGACCCAGCGAGGTATAAATTTCCACTATGTATTAACATTTTAATCCCAAAACCATCACTAAGCCCACTTCCCATCGCATTCCAACTGTTATTTGATGAATTCCAAAAGGCTATACGAGCAGTATTTGCAACGCCACCAACTTGGGTAAATGCACCAGTAATATAAACTCTTGTTCCGTCTACTTTTATATCTACTGCTTGAGACCCTCCAGTTACTCCAGTTCCCATAGCCACGATAGATGACGACGCAAAATCATAGTAGCATACGTGTGTAGCACTTGCAACACCGTTTAACGTTGTAAATGTTCCAGATAAATACATCCTATTGGTAGTTGCATCATAAACCATTGCTGAAATTGATGGATTTACTGCACCCGCTTGGGCTGTTAGTATTGATGTGAAACAATTAGCATTATTATTTACAATAGTCTTTGTAAGTCCAACCGTAGACGACAGAGCCAAAGAATGTGTTGAACCTGTCACAATAGACACAGATGCCTCGGGGTCAATTGCCGTAGTTCCCGAAATACTTTCTGATGTTAACCCGCCACCAGATGAATACCCAATAATGGCTGATGTTGGAATTCCGCTGAAGTTACTACCCGTGAGCGTAGGTGCTGTGCTTGGTTTGACGAACGTAGAAGCCAATAGGGCATCGCTGACTGAGCCGTTTGTAAGGGTCGCCTGTTTAGAATTAAGTTGCGTCTGTATGCTACTGGTTGCGTCCAAGAACCCCATGGTTGTTGCAGAGACACCCGATATTGTCTTTCCTGAACCAAGGGTTATAGAACCACTTGTAAAATCTGTGCTTGGCTTAACAAACGTGGAAGCCAACATACTGTCGCTTACTGAACCATTTGTTAGTATTGTTTGGTATCCGCTAAGGTCAGGGGCAGACAATCCCGAAATGGTCGTATTGATGGTGTCAATTTGTCCTTGCCCTGAACTCGTAAAATCCAAGTAAGAAGCGTTGCTTAGCGTTGATTGCTTACCTGATAACGCCGTGCTAAGTCCATCCACATTGGAAATCGCAATTTGGTTTGAATTACTAATTAACGTTTGATACCCAGACAAGTCAATATTGGTTGATATGCCGTCAATTTGTGTCTGCAACGATGCTAATGTGGTCGGCAATGGTTCAGTTAAGTTATCCAAATATGATAATTCCTCGGGGGATATTGTTGCCCCGTTTGATATGATGGAACCAGAGAGTGTTAGTGTTCTACCTGATGAAATGGTTAAATTCGTATCTGGTTTTAAAAAAGTTGATGCAAGTAATCCGTCCGTAATTGAGCCTGATGTAATTGTATTTTGTTTTGTATTTAATCCATTTGTTAGTTCAGTTGATGTAGCCTTCCCATCTAATTCTGTTTGTAATCCAGAAACAAATGAAATAGATAAATCATTCGCACCTATTGTATCTTGTTTTGTATTCAATCCATTTGTTAGTTCAGTGGTTGTAGCCTTCCCATCTAATTCTGTTTGTAATCCAGAAACAAATGAAATAGATAAATCATTCGCACCTATTGTATCTTGCTTCGCATTTAATCCATTTGTTAGTTCAGTGGTGGTTGCTTTTGAGTCGAGTTCTGTTTGCAATCCAGAAACAAATGAAATAGATAAATCATTCGCACCTACTGTGTCCTGCTTTTGAGACAACGACGTAGCAACATCACTCGCAACGGCTTTAGTATCTAATTCCGTTTGAAGTCCAGTAACGTATGATACTAACAAATCACCAGTGCCAATTGTATCCTGCTTGGTATTCAATCCATTTGTTAGTTCAGTTGTAGTTGCTTTTGTATCCAGTTCTGATTGCAACCCAGAGACATAAGAAATTTGTAAATCGTTTGAACCAATTGTATCCTGTTTTGTATTTAATCCGTTTGTTAGTTCAGTTGAGGTAGCCTTAGTATCTAATTCAGTTTGTAATCCAGAAACATATGATACTAACAAATCACCAGCACCAATTGTATCCTGTTTTGTATTTAAACCATTTGTTAGTTCAGTTGAGGTAGCCTTAGTATCTAATTCAGTTTGTAATCCAGAAACATATGATACTAACAAATCACCAGCACCAATTGTATCCTGTTTTGTATTTAAACCATTTGTTAGTTCAGTGGTGGTAGCCTTTGTATCCAAAATGGTCTGCAAATTGTAAACGTGGCTTATCGCAAGGTCTGCGTCGCTAATTACGTTTTGCTTTCCGCCAAGTCCTAACGTGTATACGTCATATGTTACCCTGTCATTTAATTGGGTTGATAACCCCGATATATGTGAAATACTTAAATCGCCATCTTGCACTGTATTCTGTTTCAATGCTAATCCATCGGTGACACTCTGATTCGATGCCTTTGAATTTAACACCGTTGATAAGTTATTGATTTTTGAAATTGCAATTGATGCGTCCAGTAAAGTCAATGACGATGTTGCACCCATAACAAGATTATTATTTACTGTAAGGTCATCAACTGTTAAATTAGTAATCGTTTCTTCTGTTGATGTTTGGTTAATGGTTGTGAGATTGGTTACTTCCATATTTGTAGCATAAAGAACACCAGTAATGGTCACATCATTTTGAAACGTTTGATTTGAATTGTTTAAAACCACATTGCTGGAAAGCCAACCGTCATTTATGGAGTTGTTAGTTAAATTATCTTGTTTATCGTTTTGTAAATCTGTGATGTCATTGGTGATTGCTGATAAATCCGTATTCAGATCAAGAATTTTCGATTTATTCAAAGCTCCGTCGCTGATATTTACCGCATTAACCACGGTTAAAGCATCACATACAACTTCTTCTTGAAATACGTTGACAATATCATATCGTGGAATGTTATTGGATAGCCAATTATCATTTATTGAGTTGTTAGTTAGATTTGGTTGCTTGTCGTTTTGAAGATTGGTAATGTCTGTAGAAATTGTGCTGAGGTCGCTGTTCAAGTCAATTACCTTGGATTTATTAATTTTAGCATCGGCAATAATTAAATCACCGTTCAGCGTTATATCATTCATTTCAATGTTGGAAATCGCTGTAATATTATTCTGCTTGGAATTCTGCAACGACGTTAAACCTGAATAAATTGTGCTGAGGTCATCATTTAAATCTATTATTTTGCTTTTGTTTATTTTAGCATTATCTATGATAAGGTCGCCGTTCAGGGTTAGTGTGTGGATTTCAAAGTCATCTGTGGTTACGATATTCGGTTGCTTTGTATTATGTAGTTCCAATAAATCGGTATCAATTATATCCAGATTTGCTTGGATATTGTCGTGTAAAATGGTGACTTGATTGTCTACATAAGATTTGTTAGTTAGGTCGTCTGTATCAACTGGTGCGCTTGTCTTCTTAATGTTGGCGAAATATTTAATACCATTTACCGTTTGGTCGTTGGCTAAATCAACGTAGCCGTCTTTGACGAATTCTTGCAATATAGTTTCTGGCTGAAAGTGCACCTCCGCATTGAAATCCACAATTCCGTCGGCATTTACGTCGAAACCTGCCGTTGAGAAGGCTGATGATGTGGCGAACTCACCATCTACAAATAAATTACCAACTATTGTTTGTTGTGCCGTAGATTGTTGCAACACAAAATTTCTAAAAGCATTATTTTGGTCTGCTTCTGCTATTAATGCCTGTTTGATTTGTTCGTGGATTGCACTTGAATTACCAATTACATACGTGGGGTCTTCAATAAAAGTAGTGAAATCAATTCTTGACATATCTATATTACATTTAGAAAAAATAAAAATCTCTTAATATATAAAATGGCAACATATACTATTCCTAAAATTACACCATCGGTTTTTAATTCAAGCGACTACATTGACACATCGTTTTTGACAAAGAAAGAGGCAGACGATTTATACATTAACGAATTACCAGAAAGTGTTGAAAAACTTATTGGAAATATTAATATAATTGGCGAAGAAACCGTATCGTCTCAAGTGGTCACTGGGAATTGTTTAATCAATGGAAATTTAACTACGGGACAAGACGGATTTAATGGAACGACCGCATCAACAACAATAATTAAAGGAAATCCGATACAAATTGGAACTGCTGGAGCATCTGTAAATAGTTATATTTATGGTAACGTCACACTTGGAGACCAAAACAATGGAGGCAAAGTATATATGCTTGGTGAAAATATCATAGGTCTTACAAAACCAACAAAAATTAACGGTCAAGTTTTGATTAATACTGATGACACTTGGGGGTCTGATACGATAATCGGAAAAACTGGAAATACACTTAAATCAACAACTATCAATGGTATTGTTAAACTTGGAGACCAAAATAATGTTTCTACACACGTTGAAGCACTTGGAAAATTAAATTTGGGATGGGCTCAACTTGTTTCAATAAATAGTTCAAATACTAATATCAATATAGAACCCCATTGTGGCACAACAACAATTGGTAACGGTTCTAATACATTAAATGTGAATACATCCACTTGTTCAATCAACACAAATACGGGTTCTACAGCATGCAACATTGGACGTGCATCTTCTGCTCATACAACCAGTATTCAAGGCAACGTAAATATTGGACAGGCTGGTTCAAATGCGACCAATATAACAAATATTTATGGGACTGTTAACCTTGGCGATAGTTCTGGAAATGGTAATATCGCTGTCAAATGTCCAATCAATTCAACAAGCACAATTACTGCTGGAAAAGCCTTGGACATAAACTCTGGCTCAACAATTGCTGGAAATGTAACGTTGGGAGACACAGGTTGGGGAACACAAGTTACTTTAAATGGTCAAGTTGCCTGTGGTTCAAATACAGGAAAAGTTGTCATTGCGGGTGGGCCTACAGAGATAAATGTTGGTCTTGCAAGTGGAAATGTCCAGATTGGAAGGGCTGGGTTAACATCAGGGGGGCAAGAAAATACATTTTTGTCAGGGGAGAATAGAATATTTAATCCAAAATTGTGCGATGCAAATGGAGCGATTACATCTCAAAACTTTAATTTAAATAGCCCGTGTTGTGCCGTTTTTAGTGCTGGAACCAGATATGTAGGTTCTTCTGTTACTTTACCATCAACCGCAACAAGAACTGTATATTTAAATGTCCCAGATTTAACAAGCACAATAACCTATCCAATCATCCTGGATTTTTCGCATTTTGTTTTCGGCGGTTTTCCCACGACAAACACACCCGTCTCAACAGTTCTCGTTGGGTATAATACCGCAAATTCAACGGCTATAGCAAGTGGTGAATCACGTTCTAAGTCATTGGCGTGTAATATGGTTTTGTGTGTTGCAAAGGCTTCAAGTAGTTCTATACATAATTATTATTTTCTGCCCAATATAAACACCACAACCAATCCATTTTCTTCCACAAGTATTAAATTAAAAGTAAATAATGCTGTAACTACATATAATTATACACCATTTACCATATCCAAAGTTAGCGAAACAAAATTGAAAATAGACGTTAAATTTCCACAATCATCAACCACTTGGAGTGTAAATGGGGCTAATGCCACAAGTGCTAACAATGAATTTGTGTATAGTCTTGGCTTTACAATTCGCCTTCAAACCAGTCCTGCCAGCAATTCAAGCGTAGGGTTGTTTCCAAATAACAGCACAGACAGCCCAGCCGGTAGTTGCTGGTTGAGTTTGTCGTAATTTGATAGATTTATTTTATAGAAACTAACAACCTTTAGCAAAATTTTTATCTTTTAATAATATATGTCGTATACAACAGTATTATTAAACTCAACCAATGTTGTCAAAAACGGAAATAATAATAAACTTGTCTATACTTTTCCACAGGCTAAGTCATTCAAAGACAATTCCATAGTTCTTGATGGATTAGCTGTTTTTTATAGCTGGTTTAACATATCAAGCAAGTATGGTAACCATCATTTACAGTATACATGGTTTAATTCCGCAGGGACAGGATACACGACATTCAATATTGTTATTCCCGATGGTTTTTATGACGCTCGTGCACTTAATGCTTACATTCAAAGTGTATTTATTACCAATAAGCACTATGTAACTAATAGTCTAACTAACAAACAGACATTCTTTTTAGAAATACTTGAGAATGGCACATTTTATTCAATTCAAATGAATTCTTATGCAATTAACCAAGCCTATCTTACATCACAAAATTGGGTAATCCCATCGGGGGCAACTTGGACTGTTGGTGCTACAATTTTACAGCCACAATTTGTTATTAATTCAAATGCTTTTAGGGATATTGTGGGGTTTGCCAGTGGTTCATATCCCCCAATTAATAGTCCCGCAACTGGGGTTACATACTCATCGTTATCTTCCGTGTGCCCACAAGTATCGCCCGTTAATAGTTTAATTGTAAGGTGTAATCTGGTCTCAAGCAATTACAGCATTCCTACCGATGTTCTAACAAGTTGTCATATTAACGGAAATTGGGGGGAAATTATTTCGTTTAATCCAAGTAATGCAAATCCAATTAAGATAAGAGACGGCATTTACTCGTCCATCGAAATTACCATTTGTGACCAAAATTATAACGACATTGCTATCATTGACCCATCTATGGTTATTAGATTACTTATTGGTTAAATAACTTATTTAGTATGGGTTGTTTCTTTCTTCATATACTTGTGCTCAAACTCAAGCAAACAATTGCGATGATACCTATTTCCATATTTATTTTTAGCCAAGCAAGGACAATAAATTCTATTCAAACAATAACTACAGCGAGGTAACCTTTTCATATTATAAACTAACAAAAGAAATTTTCCATCTCGACTTGTATTGGAACTGTACTTATTGTGTAACTGATGGACCCCCCCCTATCAGTTACACATTTTAGCAAAAAAACAAGTAAAAATGGTTTCTGCAAAATAGCCATCAATGCGATTGTCGATTAGTGTTCAACCGTGCTCTATTGGTTTTCAAATGAGATGCTGATGGTCTTAAATTAGACACAGGGTTGCGACCGCCCAGATGCCTAATATATATATATTAGGCTTCTGGGCTCCCGCACAGGTCTTATTCAAATTGGGTTCAGACGTAACAACAGCCATCTATTCTTTGTCCAATTAAGTTCAAGCCTTGCACCGCTCGTTTTCCAATCGATGCCGTCTTTTAAAAACCATTTTTCGTTTCAATTTGCTGAAAGCGAACTGTATTACTTATGCACACCTGGTATTAAGTAATACAGTTCCGATAAAAACCAAGTTTGTAACGGTTCTGCCTGTTTTGATGAAAATGTGTAACTGATAGTGCGACGCTATCAGTTACACTTTTGTTTTTGATAAATCTCAAGTTTTTGATTGGAACCGTACATTTTGCAAATAATCCCCCGGGGGCGCTGTTAGCGATAAAAATCGCAAAGTTTTATTTGTGACCGTACAGTCCGTCGTCAGTTACACTTTGCGATAACAATCGCTAACTCCAGCCAACTGTTGAATATATTTATTTATTTGATATTATAATATGGGTGGTTCCTTTTTTTTTATGATTAGAATATTTCTTACCATACTCAGTTTTATTTTGTATATTGTTAAACAATAGCTTTATTATCCATGTGTTCTCTAATATTAAAAGTATTTGAGCCTCTTCGTTTTCTATTGGATTATTAAACAGATATTCATATATGTTTGTACTACTGTCTTGATAAAAGTCATTACACGCTGACAAATAAGGAGGGTCCAACAATATTAAATTATGTTTGCTATGCTTATACTTCTCGTAAATGTCGATACCATCCAAGGTATAAAATTCAATGTCATTATTTCTATAAAAATTATAAATTGGACACTTCCTTAGATCAATACTTTTAAATCGTAATAGGTCGTTCATTGGGAACATTCCAGCCCTTATGCTGTAAAATTTATGTGCAACATACCAAGCATATACATCATTATTTGTTTTCAAGTATTGTGTATATTTTTCTTTCGTTTGTATATTTGGTATAACCTCGTTGTTTATTTTATTCTCAAATTCAGTAACTTGGTCATCATCTCTTAATATGTTAAACATTTCCTTTAAATAATTATTATTGTCGTTCAGAATATATTTAAGCCCGTTTCTTTGAAGTGAAATATAATAAGACATTGCCGATGTTCCCGCAAATGGTTCGATGACTGTGGTGATACCATTGAAATCTATGCTGTTATAAATCTGTTCAACTTCTTGTCTTTTGTTCCCCGCGTAAGAGATATAAAAATGGTTTTTCATCTTTGTTCTATATATTACACAAATAATTTATTTTAATTTTTTTAAACGAATTATTTTAATTTCCTAAAGTATTTAAATATAAATGAGCCTACGACGCAGATGGTTACTTCAAAACATAACTAAAGAAGATGAGTTGAAAATCTATTAGAACACTCAGGTAGGGGTATGAGACTTTTGAGTAAATGTTTTTGGAATGATTTTAACAAATTTGTTAGTTTGTCCACGTTCAAAGAGTATGAAAAAGTAGCATCCGTACCAGTAATTCGTATTAAGCACTGTGATGGTGCTGATACTAAACCCAAGTTGTTCCAATTTATTTAATCTATTTGGTGTTAATGAATAAAAACATTTGCTTGACATCAAAAACCCAATTGTTTTCAAATGCTTAAGTTTCGTCATAAAATGCTGTAAGAAAAAAAATACACAATTTTTGTATGACTTTATACCTTTCTTATTTGGGATATCACATTTAAATGGGCTGTTCGTGTATATACATGTGACCTCACTATTTTCATAATCAAAGTCAAACACATCTCTACCTTTTGTTATTTCCGTCCATTCTTTATCTTTGTTAGTTACTACTTGGTCAAAAAGTGAATTCTCTCCAGAAAATGGCTCATAGAACACTGCATCATGATTTATTGGATTGAGTTTTAAGATTTCTTCCCAAATGGATACAGGTGTCTGAATTGAAAGGTAATCTAATTTTGGTTTTTCCATTTCCTATATACAATATACTAACAAATTAAATTAAGTATTTGAACTCAAAAAAAAATTGAAATTGTTTTATCCAATGAAAAAACCGTATACCATTACACAACAAATGAGTTCAACTTTACAATTCCCATCTATTGACGGACACTTTTGGGTTGTTAGGGACGGCAAGATTATTGACCCCGTGTTTGACGAGTATAAACTGGTATGTCACATTCGCAACGCTGACTGGAAAGACCGCCACAACCTTCCTGCCCCTGAAATGACGCAGACCCTAATGATTAATATGTTTAAAAAGATTTTGAATAACCAACTGGGTAAGGACAAGTCCTTTGAAGAATTGATTGACGAGTTCTATGCCTTGACTGTTCTGTATATGAAAAAACCAACTCCACAAGCAGACAAGTGTTTCCAAAACTGCCTGATTGAGATTAAGGAGCGTGGTGGTGACTTGGTATTTGGGTCTTTGGGTTTTAAGTTAAAATGTAATGAAGGATATTGGTATGAGTTCGGCGGTGCTGATTGGACTTCGGTAAAACAATTCATAAAATAAAAACCCCATATTAATTTATATGTTTTATTCAGCATTGTAATTGTATCAGTATTTTTTCTTTTGTTAGTTCATGAGCTTCGTAGAACCTTCTAAGTTTGACTTCACTGTCTATTCCAAATCTGGTTGCCGTAATTGCTCAAAGGTTAAAGCACTGCTTGATGAATACGACTTTAATTATTCGGTAATTGATTGCGATGACTATCTTCTTGATAATAGAGACGAATTTTTACAGTTCATCTGCGACAAGGCAGACTGCGATATTAAATCGTTTCCGATGGTGTTTCACGACGGCGTCTACCTAGGCGGATATTTGGAAGCGAGGAAATACATTGAAACATTTCTCTCTTTTTTTTGAACAACGAACTAACAAATCCATAAAAGTTATTTAATTTCTGGTGTTAGTATAATGTATCTCTTAGTCAAACGAAATAATTCGTTTATCATTGTTGATTCCAATACAGGAAAAATACACAGCGTTTGCGACACCAAGAATGAAGCGTTAAATAGAATACTTTATTTGTCAGAACTGTATTATTGGGGGTAGAAATGCGCCAATGCGCCAAAATATTATCCTTAATTGAAACATTTGTAATTTTAAGAAAAGAAAAGGTAGGAACTATAAATGAATATATTTTTAGTTTCTATAAAAAAAGAAAGTTTGGATTAAGGGCTTTTTTTTGGCGCATTTGGCGCATTTTGGCGCATTTTGAATACTTTTCATACAATGAAATAAAATTGATTTAGAAATAATCCCGAAAACTACTTAAATAAAATCTATACATACTATATTAGAATGTCCCCTCCAACCTATGCTCAAAATAAAAAATCAATCTACAAATATAGAGAGACCCATCTTGACAGAACCAGAGAAATTCAAAGAATATATAAACGCAGAAAAGACGCTTGGTTAAAGGTAAGAAAAGAATTCTTGGGAATTCTAGTTGACGATGTTTGTTAATTATTCAAAAACAATAATTACCAAAAGTATTTTAATTTAGGAATTTTGAAATAATATATAATAAAAAATTGACTTAGAATTATTTTCTCTATATAAACTATAAAATGGAATTCATTGAACGCCTACCTTTAGACAAACTTCACTATCTTAAATCTTTGACTTTTAAAGAATACAAACAATACGATAAATCGTCATCCAAAAATGAAGAAGACAGAAAACAAAATTTTGACAAGCTACAGAGATTTACTGACAATTTTATTAAGGCAAATGGAGAGATTAAGCGACTTTATAAATTTACTGGTGCTAACAATTGGGGCGAAAATAGCAGTGGAAATGGAAGACTATTTGCCGATGGTTGTGGAATTCAAGGCTTGTCAAAAAAGATTAGAGGATTTTTATTGGATGGAATATCAACTGATATTGATATGGTAAACGCACATCCTGTAATCCTTCGTTACTTATGCCGAAAGCACAATTTGAAGCACGAACAACTGGACTTTTACATTGAAAATCGGGATAGTGTTCTTAATCAATTTAGTGACAGAGAAACAGGCAAAATACTTTTTTTAAAGGCAACTAATGACGACAAACTAAATAAGAAGGAAAATAACCCAATATTCAAAGCATATGATAAAGAAATGAAAGAGACACAAAAGACATTAACAAAACTTACTTGTTATGAAAATATAGTAAAAGATGTTCCAACTAACAAATTGTATAACTGGTATGGTTCTGCTATGAATAGAATTTTATGCTATTATGAAAATAATATACTGCAAATCATAATTAGTGTGCTGAATAAAAAGAATATTGAAATATGTGCACCTATGTTTGATGGTGTGATGTATTACGGATTATTGAACGATGAACTTTTAACCGAACTTGAAAGAGATATTAACACTACATTTCCAAATTTGGATATGAAATTATCATTTAAAGAGCATTCCAAAGCAATCACAATGCCAACGGATTTTGTAATAAATGAAAAAGCAACTGTTCTTGAAAGCGATGAAAAAATAGCGAATAATGACAATGATGCTTGTAAAATAGTTTTTGAAGAATTAAAACATAAATTTAAATCCTATAAAGGTCGTTTGTTCTATTTACACGAAAATGTTTGGATTTATGATAACAACTTTATTGATAATTATATTTTGAATTACATATTGAACAGTAAAATATATTATGATATTAAATTAAGTCCATATTGTCAAAATGTAACTAAAGCAAAACAAATTAGAGAAGCATTATATTGTGAAGTTAGAATAAATAACAACGACAATGAATTATATAGCAAGTTTCACACAACTACAACAAACAAACTTGTGTTTAATGATGGTGTGCTGGATTTTAAAAATAAATGTTTCTTAACTTGGGATGAAATTAAAGAGCAAAAAGTCGAAATCTACACAACAATGAAAATTAATCGTAATTATAAAGATTACTTTAATAGTCCTGATTTAACCGTTATCAATGACATCAAAGAGAAAATATTTGACACTTTGTATGGCGATAAAACTAACAAAGCATTGCAATTCTTGTCAAGAGCATTAGCAGGTCATCACGAAGACAAAAGATGGTCTACATATCTTGGTAACAGAAATTGTGGTAAAGGTGTTGAATATGACTTGTTGTGCGAAGGATTTGAAAATTATGTATCAACATTTGAACTTGGAAATATGCTTTATTGTAGAAAAACTGCTGGAACTGAAAACGTTGATTGTTCTAAGAAACTATATTGGTTAATGGATTTGGAGTTTGTTAGATTAGCAGTTTCTCAAGAAGTTCCTGACAGTAATAGTGGGTTACAAGTTAATAGCAAAATTTTAAAGAAAATTACTGGAGGTGGTGACGAAATTGTAGCAAGAAGAAATTATGACAGACAAGATACACATTTCAAAATTGATACTTCGTTTTACATTAAAGGTAATAACACATTAGTTTGCGACAATGTAGATTGTGATGAAACGAGATTAGAATTTTGTAGTGTCGTTCAGTTTAAATCAAAAGAAGAAATTGAAATGATGAAACAAGAAGGACGAGATGAAAAAGAAATGGTTAGATATAAAGTTGCTGATATAAATATTAAAAATAATTGTAAAACACTTGAATGGAAAAATGCCATTGTTTATTTGCTTTATATGAACTATTTTCAATCTTGCGTGGAGTTAGATAAATCAATCGTTGATGTTGAAGACAACACTTTATTAGGTTCTATTAACAATCAGTATGAACTAACATATAATAAAGACGACATTGTTTTATGTAGTGATTTACACGCTGACCTTTCTATATTTGACAAAGGCAAAATTACATTAGAATTAAACGCAATGAATATCTTTAAAAAGAAATCTACAAAAGTCCAAACGAAAAATAAATGGTTTTATGCGGGTATTAAACGCAAACCAGAATAAAAATACTATTTACAAATCTATATAGACTACTCCAAAAAAGCTCCAAAAGCTCCAAAATATTATCCTTAATTGAAACATTTGTAATTTTAAGAAAAAGAAAAGGTGGGAACTATAAATGAATATATTTTTACTTTCTAGAAAAAAAGAAAGTTTGGATTAAGGGTTTTATTTTGGAGCTTTTGGAGTTTTTTTGGAGAAGTCTATATAGATGTTACGAAACTAACTTAAACATAACAAAAGTAAGTATATATATAAGTGGGATGCCAATTTTCCAAACTAATGAGCCTTACAGTAACGTGCTAAATAAAACACGTATTATATTTGACTACAAGTTAAAGTTACTAATATTGAATTTTAGGCAGACATATAAAGAAGAAATGGTAAAGTTTAGTTTAAATAGTTATTTGCTATTAATAGAAGCACAAGCTGTAGCAAGACAATATTTTTACGACCATCAACAAGAGTTAAACATTGCTGGTAGATTGACGAATTCAAGTGAATCAATGCCTGATTACTATGCATTAATGAGGGCATTAATTGTGGATTTGGAATTCTGTAATAGTTGGGAAGATGTAACAAAACAAATTTTATTTAAAAGCACTTGGAATTATTGTAATTTTAATTCTACTGATGAATATGTTGATAATATTCAATGTGCTTGTTCTCACTTTTGTTGTCCTGAAAATATGTCAATTTTGGAAAATAGTCTAACAAATATGCATTTGCTTATTGCTTGTGATTGTTTAACTAAAACGGGCATAACAACAGCATATGAGTTTAAGAAAAAACGAAAAGATAATGACGCATACGCAAAGATTATTTATAATAAGACCCTACAAAAACAGACAAAACAGAATGTAACAAAGAAGTGGGAACAGTTGGTTATTAAATGTATAAATGTAAAACAAACAAAACGATTATGTAATGCTTGTGGAGTTTATACTATTAATATTTTAGAGCCATTATGGAAAGTTAAATGTGTTGCATGTTATTTAGCAAAGCCAGTAGGTGTTTGTTTTTTAAAAATTAAACAATAGATTAAGTATTTTAGGAAATTTCAACTTAAATAAAAATCTCAACATATCTATATAGAATGAAAAACTTATTTACTTGCCACAACTGTTTGTTAGTTTGCGCCAATGTTCCGTTACTGGTATGCTCTCATTTCATTTGTCCCAGTTGTTACGTAAAACAAAAGCAATGTGGTAATGACAAGTGTACTCAATGCGATAAGCATTTGAAAAGAAGATATCGCAAATAGATTTATGATGAATTCAATTCATAATAAATTGTTATTGTTGGGGCAACGGTGTGGCTTTGTCTTTGGCTCTTTTTTTTTCAGCACGATTTTTCATAAGTCTCTTATCTTTTTGCTGTAACTGATACAGTCGGGCATACTCTTGTTGATAGGGCAATTGTCTCGAGATTTTAAGTAGATTATCCATTATATATTAATTGGGTTATAGTTAAGTGGTTTTTTTCCAAATTAATAAACGAATTTGAAAAACAACAACAAATATTTGCGAACATTTGCTATTAAATCATTATATTCGCCTTTTTATGTCTCATAATTGGCGTTAAATATGGCTCTATTAGGCACTCGTTGCCGAGGCTCTCGTGGCGCATACTGGACTTGATTAACGACTACATTATTATTGCGTAGCACGGGTGCTACGGGTGCTTGAGGGTTCAATAGGGGATTTAGAACAGCGTCGATTACAGGTGCTTTCATTGAGTTCATTCTATTGGCGTCTCGTGTGGTAATCAGGGGTTCGTCTTCTACGGCATATGCTTTTATCAATTCGTTTCCAAATAGACGCTTCTCATTTGGCTCGGCATTTGGGTTTCGCAAATTCTCAGCAACTAACAAACTGCCATCAAGTCGCTTAACCATATATCTCGTGTTCTCATATCCTTGGTTTCTATTTCTAACAATTTGGTACACCCTGAATATTTCTGGGCTGAATGTGACCACAATATTTTTCTTTCCACCATCTTTAATTTTTTCTCTAATCTTGCTGTATAACGCACTATTTTTAATTCTTACCAAGTCCCCAACTTGAAATATAGTGTCTTTGGATAATATTTTTTTTGCTCGGGCATCAATTCTTACTCGTGCCTTTAATTTTGTTGCTTCGTTGTTAGTTTGATATAGATTATCAGGTGTTGTTTTAGTAACTCCGTGTCTATTGGAATTCAAATTGTCGCGCAATTCGTCCAAATGGTCAATCCAATTGGTATTACCATTTCTAATGAAAAATGCTGACAATACTTTTCTTATTATTCTATTACTACCTTCTACCTGACCATTAGTTTGCGGTTGGTAACTCCTTGAATGCACAATGGTAACACCATTTTCTCGCCCCCAAGCGTCCAATGAGAATTCTCTACCCAAGTCGCAAATAATCTTACTTGGTTTCATTCCTGCTTCCTGTATTACGCTCTCAAGATTTGTAACAGTCTCTTCCAGCGTCTTACGTAGCATCCCCCTTACAAATACTTTTTTGGTAAACCCATCAATGCACGACAGAATGTATCTGTATTGCCTATTGAAACCAATATACGGGTTCATATCTATCAAATCTATGTGAAAATTTTGCATCTTCTTTTGTGGTCTCATTGGTCTATTTATTTTGTGAATATCGGGTCTTGTTAGTTGATACAGCGGTTCTCTCTTTAAAAATTCCGATGCTTGTTTCCTTGTGACACCAATATACTCTTCGGCTATCTTCTTATATAGCCCGTTTAGACCAACACCGATATATTTGCTATCACCATAAAGTTCAATCAATTTAGCCAATACATTTTCTCTTGGAACGACAATTCTTTTTTGCCCATTGTTGGTATAAACCAACTGATTATTCTCTACACTCCAATTTTGGTTGTTACTAAAGATTTTCTTAAATCTATATTTGCTACCAGCATTGAATACCTTGTCTTGTGAATTTGTGACCATCTTATTATCAACCAGATAATCGTTTTTGCCAGATGCTAAATATTGTTTAATGAAATTAACGTCATATACATCGTTTGGATTTATTGTAAATTTTATGGAATTATAAACACGGTCTATCATTATATATAATGGATAAAATAAGTTTGATTTAGCAAAATAAAAAGTTCAATTATTATAAATGAACGTATTATTAGAATTTCTAACTAACAACCCCCAAGCATCCATGTCCATCTATAAACCGCCCAATGAAAACAGAACCCAATTTGTATTTACAGAGGTTGCATCTTTTCAGGGTATCTGTCTTAATTGGGTTTACGATAAATTTATTATTTGCTATAAAAATGATATATGGGATGTAAAAATAAAGACTAAGCACAATCATCTGCTTCATAATACATTACAATTTGGTAAGGTCATATTTCAAAAACTTATTCTCGATGTGTTGCATTTAAAGAAATTGAAAAAGCGTAACATCGGCATTATTACAGTAATTAAACGCTATTTTGCTGTATTTAATGAGATTACAGTATACCGACCCAGCACAGCCGAGTTAGTTCAAACAATAAATACCCTGAATGAAAAGAAGGAACCCAACAAGACCTGTTGTGTTTGCTTGGCTAATAAATATATTAATGATGACAGAATTTTTGCTTGTTGCCACCATGAATTATGCTGGACGTGCTTTTTTAAACTACCAACTAACAAATGTCCTATTTGCAGGGCTGGTTTAGACCTATAGCAATTTTAATATATATAAAAAATTGATTTAAAGACAATGTGGAATATTATGGTATATAATGGAAGAACTAACAACGCCGAAAAAGAAGACCAATAAAATTGATTATGCTATTACACCAATTTCATTTTACAAGTTTGTTTGCGATGATGAAAATATAGTTAGTACGTATGTGGGTCACACCGCTAATTTTACACGGCGGAAGAGTGGACATAAGCATTCTTGTAATACTGATACAGACAAAGCCTACAATTTAAAAATTTATCAAACAATTAGAGAAAATGGTGGTTGGGACAAATGGAAAATGATTGAGATTAAAACACAATTCTGTGATAACAAGAGACACGCAGATAGAATTGAGCAAGAATTAATAGAACAATATAAATCAGAATTAAATATGTGCAAAGCATTTGGTGCTGAAACAAAAAAAGAATATTACAAGGAATATAGCAAAGAATATTATTATAAACACAAACAAGCGAAGTTAGAAAAACAGAAGCATTATCGCGAAAATAATAAAGATACTTATTTAGAATATCAAAAGCAATATTGTATAAAAAATGAAGACAAAATTAAAGAATATCAACAACAATGGTATATAAAAAACAAGGAAAAAATATCGGAACAAGAAAAAGAATACCGACTAAAGAACTCAGTTAAAATAGCGGAACGAAAAAGGCAATATTATTTAAAAAAGAAAATGGAAAAAGAGCAACTCAGTGACAATCTATAGCAATTCTAAAATTCCAAAGCCTTCCTGTGCTGAAATTAACTTTTCTTTCATGAACTGGTTTATTAATAATCTCATTTCTTTTTTTATTTCGACATTCGTATTCCCGCTGACCAACTGCCCCTTCAATATCTCCCACCGATCCATTACAGGTTCATTGACTGCAATTCCATTGCCGACTTTGGTATTAAATATGTTTGCAAATTGGTCTTTTAATCGGGCTTCGGATACTAAATCCGTTAAAAAATTCTTATCGCTGTCTGTCAACGCATTAAACAATTTCGTATTAATTTTTTTAGTCTCAATAGCGTCTAAAATAATATCTTTTAAATCATTTGTTAGTTGTCTTTTAGGAAATTTATGAACTTGTGAAAAACTTTTATATTTTAAATTGAGAATATTATCCCCAAGGGATTTTTTATGGATACAAAATGTCCCAAATGAGTAATACAGTTCGCTTCTATCCACTTTAGAAACTGGCTCTATTCCTTCCATATTAGCACAGCCACGTCCCAACTTACTTCCCTTTTTGTGTCTGGGTTTTACACCAAATCCATATTTTTCATAGATTTTTTTAGAACCTGGTATTGGGTCAGGAAATCTATATCCAGCGTCTAAATACAAACGGCTTACTTCACGTGATGCATGTTGTTTTGCAATTCGCAATTTTGTTTGTTCTTGTTCCATGGCTGACATATTATTGCTATCAATCTGGCGAAATTGCTCGTTAACAATGCCGTTTGCAATCCTTGTTGATGCATTTGGAGTAATATCTCTTTGTTCAACTCTAATTAATTTAGATATAATTTGTATTACTGATTCAAGTTTGGTAAACCGTTGAATTGTCGCAATTTTTCTCTCTAACAACTCGTTATCAGGTTCAAATTTTTGGTTTCCACGCTCATATGGCACTAAGGATGTTTCTTCCATTGATGTTAACCCAGACATATCGCTTATTTCACGTTGCATAGGTTCACGTTGGATAGGATTATTTTCGTAAAATGGGCTGTTCAAACTTTCTCTATCTATGTCTCTATAAATTTGTAGTTCTCGTTGTGGAGTGCTAAACCCTGGAAGTCTACTTAATTCTGCTTGATAATCTTCACGTGACATATAGGGTGGTGGTGGGACATTATTAGGTCTACTTATTCTTTCTCCATTTTCGTCATTATCAGGTATAATGTCACGTGGTTGCGGTTGGTAATCGGGGCTATCTTCTCTTGGAATATCATCATAAGGAACTACTACAACACCACTGCGTGGTCGGTCATCTGGTTCTTCAACGATAGGATAACCTGGTTGTCTATTATTGTAATCATATTGGTAATCATATTGTTCTTCTTCATTATTACGATAAGGGTCTCTTTCATCAGCCCGTTGCTGTTCTTCGTCTTCTACAAAACCATTTATAACATACAAAAGTTGCCGTGCTGTTACAAGACGAAGTTTGGATTGAACCTCTTTTTTGATTATAGGGAATAACTGCACAACTGAACGTAAATACCTAAGACTATTCCAAGCATCATCACGAATAAATATAGCATACTGTTCTTTGTCAAGCAACGATTTAACGTCGTTGGCTAAAACCTTTAGCAATTTGTTCTTATCATAGAGAATTTCATTGGTAGTATAATCAGGCTGGTTGTTAATAGGTGTCTCACCATTAACCCAATAATCCCTACTTGCACGGGCAAGGCGTTTAGAATTTGAAATTTCTAACGCCAACTCAGCATCGGCTTGGGCTTGTCGTTGTTGGCGTTCCTTTAGCGTTCCTGTGGCGGTTGGTATGCGATTTGACATATATAGTAATAATATATAATAATTTTTTGCAAATATTCGTTTTTATCTTTGCTTAATATATAATGCCTTATCAAAGATATTTAGTTCAAAATGGACGTGTTAATATTAGTGGTGGGAAATGTTTACCACATTATGGTTCAGTTGTTAGTTTGCCTAAAGTAGAAGAGGTTAAGGTAGAAAAGGAAGTTGTAGGAAATGGTATAAGCCCTGAATTATCCAGTAGACTAAACGCCTTAAATATTAAGAAGCATTCTACCGACTTACAAAGTAGATTAATGGCTGTTGACCCAAAAAAGAAACTCATTAATTTCACTATTTAAAATACTTTTAAGAAAAGCATTGCAAAAGACAATATTTTAGGAATAATTGAATTAGTTTAAATTTGAAAAAATATTTTCTCATTAATAATTATATGCAATCAGTAGTCGCCGACCCTATTATTTACGACAAAGTGTCTAAGGAGGATTTTAGAGAAAACCCATTTAATGACCGTCAGATGTTATATGTGCAAGATAGTAATAACCAAAATTATTCTACTAACCAAGTTGTGTTTGAAACCCAATCACTCAGTTCATCTGGTAAATGGCTTGATTATACCGAAAGTTATTTAAGTTTCCCAGTTTTTATGTGTGCATCTACAGCTGGAGCACATGATTTCGCGGCAGCGAACGGTGTTCATGCAGATTATTTGTTAGGGCTTAAGAGCGGTTCGCACCAACTTATTCACAGCATCACCTGCGATTATAATGGAAGCAACGTAATTCAGCCAAATGGGTTCGTAAATATGCTGACCAATTACAATATGCTGACTACATTTAGCCAGGAAGATGTTCGTAAACTAAATGCGAGTATATTTTTCAATCCTCCCACCGATGACAGCTGGATTTGGTCACCTGCTACAAGAACCAGTTTTGGAGTTGGCTTGTGTGATAACAATAACTACCCCCAGACAGTCGGGCATACATTTGGAGAATGCGGTGCGAGACCCCACCGTGGTAATCAAGGCTTTTTAGAGAACCAAAAATCAATGGTTGGTTCGTTTGCTATTCCTGCGGGTGCTGGATTTGATGCGGGTATTAGCTCCCAACCCGCTACTGCTATCATGCTCAACGCCTCGCAAGATAGTCAATATGTGAATAAAAACCGTGATGTCGCAGGGTGTCACGTGAAGCAAGTGTTGGCATGTATTCGCTTGAAGGACATCCACGATTTTTTCGGGAAGTTGCCTCTTTTGCGTATGGCTACTATGCGTCTCGTTTTAAACATAAATAACTCCAGTTTCGTCGTAGCTAAATCGGCAAATGCAAATTCTTTCAACACAAGTCTTATTGAAGCCACAGGTCCATCTCTGTCTTTAGCACAACCCGTTTCACTCGCAAATGGCACGAACCCAATGATGATTGCCTCGTGCTTTGGAACGAGTGATTTAGCATCTTCGGCTGGGGCGTGCATTACATCGGGTGTTGCGAGAGCCATTACTTGCAGTGTTTCTGTAGGTAGAATTTTGAACACAACCCATACGGCTATTGCTGGTGTTCCCTTGGAAGCCATCGCCTGTCGCTGGTATGTGCCAAGTTACACCATGACCCCCCAATATGTGAGTAAGTATTTGGGCATGGGCACTAAAAAGGTGAGTTTTGAAGATTTCTTGTGCATCCAAGTCAAAGGCACTCCAGGTTCATTTACCCAAATGCTAACGCCCTCTCTTAAGAACGTATTGCGTGTTGTTGTTGTTCCGCATTGTAATACGGCATCGTTTATTACTGTTGGGTCAAATTGTGCTCAGGTCGCTTCCCCATTTTGCGATAATTTTACGTTTCCTTGTATCGGCGGGGGGCTGTCTCAATTAAACGTTCGTCTTGGTGGTGTCGATGTGATTGCTTCTGGTGGACATAGATTTGGTTATGAATTCTTTAGAAGTCAAATGCCTCACGGCATTAATTCTGGATTAACTGATGGTTTTTCAAGTGGGCTCATCAACGAAAAGAACTGGACTAAGGGGCAATTCCAATACTACACGATTGACTGCTCGAGACGTTTGTTGGAAATGGAAAATATCCCCCAATCGGTAGAACTCACGGGCACTAATTTGTTAAATTCAGCTGTCGGGGCAGTTGGTGAACTTTTGCTCTATTGTTTTGTCGTATACAGACGTGAAGTCGTAATTGATATTGCCACTTCCGCAATCATTGGATAAAAATCGTAGAACTTTAGCAACAACACAAAATAATAATAATAGAATATTGTATAATTTTTTATCTCATACAATATTATATAATGCCAGAATTCTTTAGCCATTTGGTAAATGTTAGTAAAGCATCGGTGAATAAGTTAAAAAGTGGAGCTGAGGGGATGATTAAGAAGGTCGGCTCAGGTGTCTCTATTCATTTATCGGAATCCAACCACGCCAAGTGTATGAAAGCATACAAGAAAAACAAGGGCTGTAGATTGAAACTAACAGCAGAAGAGATTAATCAAAATGACGACGAGGTATCTGGGTCTGGTTTTTTCAAGACTTTGAATAAGATGGGTATCAGTCGTAGGCAATTTACACAAGGTGGCAAAAAAATAGCCAGGGCAGTAGCACCCATAGCTAAAGAAGTCATACCTGTGATTTTTGAACAGGCTGGTAATGCACTCGGGACTGTTGCTACGAAAAGCCCTGTAGGAGGCGTAATATTTGGAGCGCTTGGGAAACAGGTTGGAAAACAAGTTGGTGTTCAAGCGTCAAACGAACTTACCAAATTAGGCAAAGGATTTCGCCCAGTGGGAGCAGGGTTTAGACCAGCTGGTCAAAGCATGATTGGGTCTGGCATCGCCACATTGCGACCAGATTATGTTGACGGCTATAGCAATATACTGCCCATTAATCATCCAATATACAGCCCTGCAATAATTAAAGTTGGCTTCGGGATGTAGGTTATTACGTAAATAATATAATAAAAGTATTTAAAGATTATATTATTATTCTACTTGTGGTTCTACCACTTTCTTTGGTCTACCCCGTGGTCGTTTTGGTTTAATTGGTTCTTCTTCGTGTTTTTCCTTTTCTTCAATTGTTAATTCAACGTTCTCCTGTGGTTTTTCAGTAATTGCATCCAACTTAACATATTGTAAACTTTGCTCCAGTGAGTGTCCCATATTCTTTGCGGTATTTGTTAGTTCCTTCAAACTAATCTTACCCGATTGAAAACGGTCGGTTAAATAGGAATGTCTAAGGACGTTAACAGACACTGGTTTATTAAAGATTTTATTTAATCGTTGGGTAAATGTTACCTGACTTAGAGGTTTCCAATTGCTGTCGTTAAGTAAATGTTCACTATGTGGCTTCACATAAGCAATAAACATATTCAAAATCTTGTATAACTCTGGACTGCAAGGCAATTTTTTTTCACCATAGAATTTAAAAGTCTTGTAACTGTTGAAGACTAAATTACATTTATTTCCTTTACCTTCCATGTAATTATCTTTTTCCTTATCAATATTATTAATTTTAAAGCATACCCAGTCCTTAACACGCTGTGGCTCAATATAAACACCAGACGACAAACAAAGCATAATGTAATCCTGCCAGGTTTGAAATTCTTTACTTGTTAGTTTGTTGGTCAATAAACGACCCTTCATTTCCTTTACCAAAAAATCAGCCATTGTTTTGTATTTATCAACGACTGCTTTAATTTCGTCTTGACTTACCCAGTTTTCCTTTTGCTTATCTGTCATTTTTTGCTCTTTCTCTTTTAAATTATATTCGTTTGCTCCATCTATCATATGTTTGCGATACTGTTCATTCTTAGTTAGAACATACAATGCAGACAAAATGGTTTTCTTGGACGCTAATGTTCTATCCTTAATGTGTTCAAGAACTTCATCTGTTTTATTAAATGCTTTTTCATCAAAACTCTTGTCATTCTTAAATAAAGACTTATAAAGGGAATTTAAAAGTGAGACATAAGTTAATAACGAACTGTCGCTAATATTAGGTCGGTTGTCCTTAATCATTTTTGTAATGAGTATCTTATTCATTTATATATTTCCTAAATATAAAAAAATTAGAAATTTAAACTTATTAAATTTTTGCGTTTAGTTTAGGAAAAATTTAATATTTACTTAATGTATAATAAAAATGGAAGCCAGTGACCAATTCTATAACGAACTCCAATCTAAGCAACGGGAACTACACGCAAAATTAAAGTCATTTGATGATGCCGAACCAAATTCTGATAAGGCGATTAAATTGCTTCATAAGAAATTGGAAACAATTGATAAACTCATCACACTTGTGCTCAAGTATATTTATGACAACCGTTCTTAATTTTAATAAACTAACAAATGCATTTTTTTTTTGTTAGTTTAGTATATATATGCCACGTAAAAGAATAACCAACGGAGACGGATTATTAGACCCCTTTATAAATAGGGGGTTTTCCAATGCGGTGCAAACGGCTTTAAACTTGTATGGTGATGTTCCAATTACAAGACTTCAAGTAATTAAGAATAAAATCAATCCCTATATTACACAAACATTGAACTACATAAGCAGTCAAAATTTTGATGCTTTATATCACCTCGGTCTAATAGTGCATTTAGCCAATGGCAAATCAGTCATACTTGAAAAACGTTCGTCAATAGTTATACGTGAAAAATATACTTTAAAGAACCGAGAATTACAGGATGTTCAAATACCAAATGACTTGACTTTGAATGTGCTGTTAAAGGGTGCATTTGACAAAGTAGGAAACAAACTATTTCTATATAGCGGATTTAACAATAATTGTCAAAACTTTGTTCTTCATATATTAAAGTGGAATAATTTATTAAACAGTAATGACCTGAAACAATTCATTAAACAGGATACCGAAGCAATTTTTAAAAATCCAAATGTCCGTAAATTGGTGAATACGGTTACTGATATTGGTGGCGTATATGATAACGTCAAAGACGGTTTTAATTCTATAGTAGATACCGTAACAAATAATATTAATCCATTGTCAAATGGTGCAACTGTGCATCCCGTTGAATACCCCCCGCTGTCAATAAAATAGGTGCTTTATATGAAATATAATAAAATCAAATAAAATGATTAAATAAATATACACTATAAGATAATATTTATCTTATATTCTATATAATGTTATGAAATATGCTTAGAAACCTTATATAAAACGTTATAT